TAACTACCACCTTGGTTTGTCTTCCATTTACCTGCAGCTCTAACGTCTGTTCGTAGCTTAACACTCTTAAATATACTTTGAAAATCTTCTGACCATTTCTTATCTTTAGGTATCCATACTCTACCTGCTTCTATCATAGGTGAAGCTGCATGTACTCTAGATACTTTATCTCTATCAGGTGTATACTCTAAGATAGGTATACCTGCTCTACGCATATCTTGTATTAATGATTGTCCACTTGCTTTTTTTTCTATCATACAGACATCAGGTCTATAATCATAATATAGTTTTTGAGATATTCTTCTTAACTCTGGATATTCAAATCTACCTTTTATATTTCCAAGTAGTATTAAATTAGATTTATAGGATTCATATCCTTGTTCATCTTCTTCATATTGAGAAAAGATACCCCATGTTTGTATAACACTATAGTCTGCTGTTGTCTTTGTTGAAAACGCAGTATCATATGTTTGAATCATAAAGTCACAGGTAGGAGGTTCTTCATATTCCCACCATTGTATCCAATCTTTTTTTATTAAACCACCTTCATCAGGTGTTGGGTCCTGCATATATAATGCATTCCAATATCTTGCACCATTAGATGCTTTTATTTCCTGTTCATCTACACGTAAGACATCATCTGACTTCCATTCAGGAAAATAACTACCACCTACTGGTAAATCAAGTAACTCAGCAGACTCTTCGTCTAACCAGGCAGGAATTTTTATAACTTCCCAAGGTGCAATAGCAAATTCATCTTGTTGTTTTAGTAACCAACCACACAAATCATCATAATGATACCTTGTATTAATTATAAGTATAGAACCATTAGGCATTATACGAGTTCTTAGACCTGCAGGGTACCATTCTTTAATATATCTACGACCTGCTTCAGAATAAGAGTCTTCTTCAGACATCACATCATCAAGAATTGCAATATGTGCACCTCTTCCTGCTATTTGAGACTTAACACCTGCAGCATAATAACTACCACCTTGGTTTGTCTTCCATTTACCTGCAGCTCTAACGTCTGTTCGTAGCTTAACACTCTTGAATATACTTTGAAACTCTTCTGAGTCCACAACATCCCTTACAGACCGACCAAAGTCAGAGGACAATTGGTCACTATGAGACACAGTAAGGATTTCATGCTCTGGATTACGACCAATATACCAAGCAGGAAACAGTTTAGAACAGATAACACTCTTAGAACTTCTAGGTGGTAAGAAAACCATAAGTCTTTTTATTTCTCCAGACTCTAATTGTCTTAGTTTTTCACTTATTACTTCTATATGTTTACCCATTTTCCAATCAGAGACAAGTATTGGAGCAATCTTACGGACAAAAGTTATGAAATCTGTTTTAGAATCTTGTTCTATTTTTAAATTTAAGTAACTTTGTAGATTTAAGTATGGTGATGTATCTATAGTCTCTATAGTTTCCAAAGTATTTAATACCTTAACATTGTTATATTGTAATATTGTAATAATATAAACTATAAAATATAATTTTAATATCTCTTATATCTATATAGATTATATTATATATATATTATATACAACTCCCCACTAAAATACAAGTACTTTTTTTATTATTTTTATTGACCCTGTTATTTTGTTACATATATGTCACTACCATATATACTAATACACGCAACATATATTTTTTTTGGGTGGGGTATGGCTATATTGTGTAACGAACACTTGTTTTTTTATAAAAAGATACCTTAAAAAAAGTATCCTCTGAAACCCTTGCTCAGTAAGGCTTTCAAAATTATATTTAACATTTTATTGACTATCATTATTTTTTATGTAAGTATTAATCATCCAACAAATTCCTTGTTGGTGTTTTTTAACTAATCAGATTATGAAAGGAATAATTATGACTGATTATATTAAAAGAATTGGTGAGTTAGAGCTGCTTGCTAGTGGTAAAGAAGACAAGCTCAAAGAAGCCAAAAGCACTTTAGGTGTTGAGGTTAACGAGGCTCAAATTGAGATTGGCACGATTGCGATTGCTTGGGCTACATCTCAAAAGGAGTCTGGTCAGAAGCTAGCTGAGAAGCTAACGGCTGAACTTAACAAGCTTCAAGACAGTAAAGGTAATCCTGTCTATGAGTACACCAAAACTAAAAGAGGTTTTGTCTGTAACAAGCTTGAGAAGTTAAGAGGTTTTGCTACCTCCAAGAAAGTTAAGAATACATTCCCAAGGAATATAAGTTTTGGAGATGTTTCTAATAAGCTTGCAGAACTAGAGCTTGACTCTTGGAGTAAGATGGCAAGATGGGCTAGCGATAAAAAGCCTGAGACTCTTGACCAGAAGGCTTGGAAGATTGTCGAGCAGATGAACGACAAAGACCATCCTGCTCTTGATAGATTTATAGGTAAGATGTGCTCTACCTATGAGCTTATCCAAGAGGAAGATGCTAGAAAGAAATTCTCTAGCTAACATTAACTGGGGAAGTGTAAAAGCTTCCCCAATAACTTAAAGGAGAAATAATATGATAAAAGGAAATTTATTTGATGTAGCTTTACTCTTATCTAAATTAGATAGAGCTTATAATAATGCAGAAGACGAACAGTTTAAAAGATTATGGTTAGATAAATGGAATGAGTATGCAGAACAAAATACTTATGATAATTTTAAACCAAGAGATTATGATTTTGAACAAAAAGATTACTGGAATCCAGTAGCTTAATAAACTAGGGGAGTGTAAAAGCTCCCCATAACTTAAAGGAGAATAACTATGAACAAAAGACAACGAGGAAACTTTTATATAATTACTTTAATCTTTGCTAACATATTAATCTGGAGTTTAATTTACTCCAACTCTTAAGAACCAGGGGGCTTCGGCTCCCTTTTTTTTTACCTTTTATTTTTTTTTATTTTTAAATGTTCGGTGAGCCCCACTATTCTAACAAGTTCGGTGAGTTCCATAGTATTTATATTTTTTTTGTCCCAGATTTCTAATGTGTTCGGTAAGTTCGGTGAGTTCGACACCCCCTCGAACCCTCTATATTGCAGAGAACACGAGAGAATACAAAGATATTCGGTGAATTCCGTGTTGTTTCATGAGAACTCCACAGATTATCGCCCTATTTGTGCCTATTATGGTAGCATATGCCCAGAAAACAGACACTTAAGACAACCCAGACTAATCATTCCTTCTATACTATGATGACTCCTCGCTATAGGAAAAGATGATACATATTATAGGGAATGATGAAGGTTCGACACCCTATCGAACCCTTACTCGCATTGACAGGTTGCCTATAGTATGCTATGCTTAAGGCATATTAATTGATAAGGAGAAAAAGAAAATGTTTCACTTAGACAAACAAGCAATAGTAAAAAATGCTAGAAGTAAATTAGCAAAGACTACTAGTCAAAAACCTACTACTAATTGGCACTTAATAGGTGTTAGTGATAGGGCTAGTCTATCCAAAGCAGGTTACAAACCTACGACAGGTTGGAGTTGTGCCTATAGAATAAAGCAAACACCATTTGGTGAGATGCGTATTAAGATTAAAGGTGCTAGAAAATCTGGTGCTTGTAGATAGGTTCGACACCCTATCGAACCCTTACTTGCATTGACAGATTGAACAAAGTATGATAAGGTTAATACATAACTAACAAGGAGAAAACAAATGGATTATTTAGAAGAATTAACTAACGAGTACGACAACATAGAAGATGTAGCAAGAGAACAAGGTATAGAGTTCGACACCGTATCGAACCATAAGGAGAATGAAGATGGAGAGTAAGATACATATAGTAGATACAGTAGAAGGTACACTTGATAGCTATGATGTAAAAGATTTCTGTAAACTGTGGCAAGACCAAGAAATTATAGACACACATAGAAATCATTATCAATATAAATTATATACAGATTATGATAAAGCAAAACGATTAAAAGATTTTTATGCAAAAAATAAGGAGGGTTAAGATGCCTAGAGAAATAAAATACAAGGCTTACTTTGATGATTTAATGGACAAAGAATTAGAAGAGATAGAATTACAATGTAAAGAAATAGAAGTAAAAGCAGATGAACTTGGTGAGAGATTAGAGAACATAGCTAATGAAATTTATGATGGAAGATACACTTGTTATAAAGACTTACATAGTAAACTTAATTCTCAAGCATATGATTTACAGTATAAATGTAATTGGTCAGATTTTATAAAGAAGTTTAGGATTGACCCACATAGCTAGGTTCGACACCGTATCGAACTATACAATTTGATAGTGTGGTAACTATCGAATACTCTGGTGAGTAGGGAATAAGCTAGAGTTATTATTAACATTCCCATTTATAATAGGAGAAAACAAATGGACTTAAATAAATTAATAGTAAATGCAAAGAAGGCTCACTCATATAAGATAGAGAGTACCTTTAGAAATAAAAGTAATTATAGTAGATGTATAAAACATATCTATATTGCAAGAGAAAGAGGTACACCTTATTGTAAGATAGGAGTAACTAAAAATATTAAAAATAGATTTACAATATTAAACATATCTTCGTATGGTGGATTCAAGTTGATTGCTTCCCATTTATATGCAGGACATTGCTATGTATTAGAGAGAAACATGAAGCTATGGTTTGCTAGAAATGGTGCACAACATGGAGAAGGTACTGAAATGTTTGTCTTTGATAAGGGTACTGATGCCCAGATAAAACAAATATTTGATAAGGTAGTATCGAATAATGTAGAGAAGTTAAACGAATCATTTGATATAACTAAAGTAACCAAGTCTATGAGTAAGAAGCAACAACTTAATCTATTCAAGTAAGGAGTAACTATGACACCTACAACTACTAGATGGTGTAAAGATATTAACATGTGGACTATCGACAGACCCATCAATCCTGTTGGTGATGTCGAGGGTTCATGTGTACACAGAACTTCTTTTTGTGATACGTCTTGTTACAATGTGAAGCTATACAAAATGTTTAAGGGTATGGCTAAAAAAGATATTGCAAACGAGAAGTTCTGGCAATCTTTACCTACAAATAAGAATGATAATCAAGATAGTTTAGAAGCACTACAACAAAAATTGTTTAGGTCAAGGCGACAAACAAAACGAGCAAGGCTCATGAGTAGAGGCGAAGCTATCAAAGATATGTCAGACGTATTTAGAATAAAGACTTTATGTGAAGCTACACCAGATACAGTATGGTGGGTTCCAACTAGAGCATGGAGAGATGAAGGGTTAAAACAATTAATACAAGATGTATTGTTTCCCCTTAAAAACATATCACTCAATGCTTCTCTTGACCCAACCAACACCAAGCAAGAAGAACAAATGCTTAAAGATAGTGGGTGGAATACTATGTACTTTGGTGACGACAAGCAGACTACATCTAAAGTAGGTGATAGAAGATACTTATGCCCTAAGACGCATAAGAAGATTAAGATATGTGATACTTGTAAGGGTGGTTGTTTCTCTCAAGTAACATTAGGTAAGCAATCCAATGTACATTTATCACAACATTAAAAAGGGTTCGACCCCCTATCGAACCTTGACAATGTATAGATACTATGATAAGGTTAATACATAACATAACAAGGAGAGAACATATGACTAAAAACTTATTTGGAAAATCAAGACCAAAAGAAAATCCCTATGCTACATACAAGCTAGGTGATTGGGAGTGGAGAGTATTAAAAACATATCAAAGAAAAGATAAAGAAGATACTAACCAATACTCTAGGTGGTTTGTTGCAGTTAGAACACCTATGACTCATGGTGGTTGGGATATGGGAGATACTTATGTTAATGATATTATGACACATAAACCAGAACTAATACAATCAACAACTGAATGGAGTAAAACATATGAGTAAATGGACAAGCACAAGTGTAGTAATAAACTCTGCTACTGAAGAGATGGTAAAGTCTGCATTGAAAGATGGTTGGAACTTTGAAGTATTAACAGAGGGAGAACATCTTTGTGAGAACAGTACAGACTTTGATGAGATTATGGAAAACATACATGCAGTAGATGGTATACTTGAAATACATATACATAAAGTAGGAGAGAAATCTGATTGGTGTAATGTTATACTTCATAATGGTGACCCAGACTGTGAGATATCAGACTGTACTTCTGATGGCTACATAGATAAGTGGACTGAGAGAACAGACTTCGGACAGAAACCTTGGAATGATGGATTTAAATAATGAAAAAATATATACACATAAACCAACACGTTATTAAATCTAACCACAAGAATAATAAACGAGAACCTGTGATTACTGTAAAGACATACAAGAGCAATGACTATGCTCATGAGGTACAGATACTAGGTGAGAGTAAGGTTGTGTATAGTCCAGATAAACCTTTGTCTTGTGGTGCAAAGGTCTGGATAGAAACAGATGCAGAAGTAATACTAAATGGAGATAAACAATGAGTAAAAGATTTAAACAAGTAAAAGTACAACACTTTGCTAGTCTTGTACAAGAATTAAAGATAGACGTACTTACACAAGAAGAGTTTGTAAATGCAGTAGAAGAAATATACATGGCTATCTTTAGGCACAATACTGATGGAGATTTTGTTACAGAAACTATGCCTAATGAAGAAGGTAATTGGAAGATACATAATACAACTCAAACAAATGCAGTTGCAAAAGCAATAGCGAAAGGAGAAGATTGGTGGTAAACAATATGACAGCTAAAGAACATTGGGAATTAAATCAAGGACTATGGAGTGCTATAGGTTGTGATATGCATATCAAGTATCAAGACAATAATAAAATAGTATATGTTGACAAGAATAGTAAATGGGAGTATACATATTCAAAAGGATTTATTGAAAGGAAATATAAATGAAATACAAAGAAGTAACAGAAACAGTAACAACATATCCAGAATTAGATGAGGAAGAGAAACAATCTCTTAAAGATAATCCTAAGACTTGGAGAGTGTTTGTTACAAAAATAATTGTTGAAGAGTTTGTTGTTGATGCATATACACAGGAAGATGCTGAGTATGATGCTATGCAAAAAGCAGAGAACTTTTCAGACCCAGATGGTTCAGAGTTAGAAACTATAACTGTTGACTATGCTGAACTTGATAGATGTACCTATCAAGATGATGAGATAGAATATATACAAGAGGAGGTGTTAAATGTCACATAGTGGTAACGAAGAACTAAAAGAACAAGCCTTTAATGATGTAGTAGAACAATACATAGAGAAAGGTTATACAGAAGAAGAAGCCATAGCTTTAGCTAATAAGTTTAAAGAAGATAACTCAGACTTTTGGCAGGGTGAAGAGCCATTAAGCTATGATGGATATGAACAAGAAGATTTATCAGACATGGATAGAGAGGAGCATTGCATATGAGTAAAGATATAACATCTTTAAAATTTACCAAAGCAGATGAAGACAAAGCATTAAAAGATTCCCCAGATCGGAAGA